ACCCCTACCAAAACAGCCGCCGAACGCGCTGTTGAACCGGCAACGAAATACTTAATCAACTCTTCTTGCCTTACTTTAGATAACCGACTTTTCCGGAGAAACCTAACCATATGATCTAAATAGCCTTTTTTAGCTATCTAGGCCAGCCCCTAAAAAAACTATCCCACTGGCACGCCAGTTAGGCCAGTACCGGGGAAGACATCGGTGTGTAGATGCTCGTCACCAACAGATTTTGCATTGTGGATGAGGTCTTGTGATTTGATAAGGACATCGCCGCCAGATTGCAGGGTGATACCTTCTGGCGCGTTAATGGTGAGCTTGCCCGCTTGTGCCGTGATGGAAACGCCGCCACCGATAACAAGTTCAAAAGAGCCGCCTTGTGCCACGCTCAAACGGTAGGCGTGGGCTTCATCATCATAATCAAGGGTTGTGCCATCTGGATAAATAACACGGTGATGCGCCCCGTTATCGCCCGCTTGCGTTTGGTCGGTATGAATTGAACCAAGAATAACGCCTTGGGCGAGATCACCGCTGGGCGAGCTTATAATCACCTGCTCGCCAATATCGCGCCCCTCCCAGACTTTCGTGCGCCCTGATCGTGATTGCACATCCGGCAACCAGTCGGTTTCAATATCCCCGAACTTGACACGGTAACGGGCGCGTTTATGATCAACCTTGCTGATTTTGCCAATAACAATCTGGTTCGATAATCGCCGCTCTAAATCGGTTATCTTTGGATCGCGCCGCTCAAGCATGTTTCTTTACTTTCCCTGTTCGTGGTTTCACCACTCACCGCCTCTGTTTTACCCCCCCTACAGGCGAATAATAGTCTTCATTGCCCTTGCCGGTTTGCGGGTCAAAGCCATAAAGAACCGTGACCGGCGGCAAGCCCTCAACCTCGTAAAGGTGAGTGCAATATGTCACCTCAAAAGTCATCGCCGCAGCGTGTAAGACCCGCTCCCCCTCTTCAGCAAAAGCAATGCTGGTATCCGTTAATTTACACCATTCCACCAGATTGTTTAAAGTCGGATTGGCGTGCAAGATATTTTCAATCTGCCAGCTAAGCTTGTCAACAATTTCTGCCCCGCTATCGCCACTATGATAACATTCAACCCCCCCACTCATAATGCGCCGCCGCAAGCCGAAATCTTGGCTTTCTGTATCTTCCAGCCGCTCGGACTGCGTATAAACGCTAATGGCGGGCAAATCATCAGTAAATAACGGTTTGTCATGCGTGTCAAAAATGCAGCTTGGCGCGGCATCTATTTTGCCCGCTTGAAGCAACTCAACAATTGTCTGTCTGATAATCTGGCGCGGATGTAACATAGATTTAACTTAAACCTCTTTTTTTGCAATATATTAGTTATAAATTGCAAAAAAACGTTGGACGATTGTCAATATAGAGCTAGCTTTGATCGACAAACGGAATGATTCTGATGGGTAAGGAAGAAATGGCTAAAAAGAAATCATTGCTGGAACAAATGAGAGCCAATCCTCGTAATGATTGGCAAATAGTGGATATACGAAAATTATGTAATGAATATGGAGTAAAAATGGATAGCCCTCCAAGTGGTAGCCATTACAAGATACATAGCGATTATATTTATGACATTTTGATTGTACCAGCAAAACGCCCCATCAAAGCCATTTACATCAAGCGGCTTGTGACTTATATTGATGTGCATCTTACAGGTGAAAAGAAGAATGATATTAAAGGAAGGGATGGGCAATGAAAACTTATGATATTGTCGTTACGCCACTATCGGAAGAAGACGGTGGTGGTTATGCTGCTTTTGTCCCTGATTTGCCTGGTTGCATGTCAGATGGTGATACCCGTTCTGAAGCCGTAATTAATGTAGAAGATGCTATTAGTGAGTGGATTGCTACTCAAAAAGAACGCGGGCTGCCTATTCCAAAACGCGGCGACAGGGCTCGCAAGGAGCAGGAGGAAAAACGCCAAATGGCCGCGCAAATGCGCCAAGCGCTCAAAAAACTTGAGGAAAAAGAAAAATTTAGCAGTGATTTTGTCTTTGCGGAAGATTTTACACTTGAAAGAGATATGACACGGACAAATATCCATTAAGAACGGTTTATCGCTCTTGCTATTTCACCTCACGCAAAACGGCTTTCACCATACCCGAGGTTGATTGTTTGACATCATTGACTTGATAAGCCGCCCCGTCAATCAACACGCTATCGCCCTGCCTTGGTGGCTGATTGCCAATGTCGCTTAGGCGAATATCAAGCTCCTTGACGGGGATATTTGCCCCTATTTGCCCGCCCGCTTCGGAAAGATTATAGGTAATGTCAAAGACGGCGAGGATCTCAAAAACCTCGCCCGTCTTGTGCCGCGTATAAGTGACGGCTTGGCCGAATGTATCGCGCACTTGTTGGGTCATATTATCAAGCAGGTTGCGCCAATTGCCACCAAGCAACATTTTCTTATCTTCCCTGTTCGCGTACCGCTCGACCTGCCTCTTGGTTCATTGGGCTTTGCCTTTCATCAGCATTTCAGGGCGGGTGCAGATGAAGATGGGATAGGAGTAGACTTCAGGACGCACCCAGAAATTGCGCTCCTCATCGCGGATGAGCATTGAATAAAGCGGGCGGCCTATCGTGTTGGCAAAGTCAAAGCTTTCCATCGGCGCAAAGGCTTTTTGAAAAACGCCCCGTGCGCCTACCGGCACAAACTGCACCTCATTAGGCTTGATGCCAATGGCGCGTTGTGTGCCCTTTTGTGCCGCCGTATCATAGTCATCAACACCGCGATAATTGATGAAGGTAAGACCGCCATAGGTGAAGCTGGCGTAAGAACCCGATTGTAACGCTGCCTGTGTTGCCACGCCAAAATTCTGGTTGAGATTTTGCGCGTTAACGGTGTTGAGATAGGTCTCGCGTACACGTTTATGATTGGTCAACCGGTCAAAAAAATCATCACCGGCAAGACCGAGAATATGGCTGCCAAGGCCAAACGCGCCTTTTGATTTCTTTTGAATATCGCGAATAATATCACGGCAGATTTTCTCAATATCCGTATCCTCAACATCCAGCTTGAAATTGATGCTTGAGGGCGGGGTAATGCCCCATTCAGCAAACCAATCATAAAGGATTGAGCCATCAGCATCAAGAACCGCGCCTTGAATAGCCCCCAGCATCATATTCTCCCACGTCAATTCAATATCGCCAATCAGCTTATCTTGCTGCCTTGAGATAAATTCAATTGCCGTTTGCAATTCGCTTTCCTCACCAAAGGCTCGCATATTCTGAATTTCAGCCGCCGAGATTGTATCACCCTTGGCAATGCGCGAGGTTTCAAACAATTTGATAAGACGCTGGTCACGTCCGCCCTCTTCCAACGGTGCACCGCGCGGGCTAGTTTTTATAAGCCGCAATTCATTGCCACGCCGCTCTATCGAAATATGGGTGGTCGAAATCGGCACATCTTCAAACAGCCCCAAAGAGCCAATGAAGTCTGGCTTGAAGTCGTAATCCTCCATTGCTTGCGTCATGGTGACAGAAGAGAAGGCGTTATGATTAAATAAATTCATGTGCATAGCAGGCATCCCTTTAGAATTAGCGTAAGATAATGGTGGCAGCCTCTAGTTCAGCAATCGCCTTGGTTTTTTGCGCGTCTGTAATACCCACAGGCCAGATAAGTTCAGAGGCCTTGACGGCTGTTTGTCGCAATGTGACAACCGCCAATTTGTCCGCGTCAGTTACGTCAACATTGTCATAAGAAATCGCGGCTGCTTTTTCAGAACCGTCTTTGGCGGCAGGGGCAAGCGGTATATATTTGCCTGTGGCCGTTAATTTACCCATGACTTCACCGGCCATAATTTCAGCCGAGCCTTGAGCAAAAACCACCGCCTCGCGTGATAGGTGAATATCATCACTAACCAGATAAGCCCCCGGCCAGCGGCCTTCATGAAGTGTTTGTGCCATGATTATTTACCTCTTGCTTTCTTCCATGATGAACGGACTTGCGTCTTGTTGATATTGCCAAAGGAGCGCTCGGACGGGTGAGCATAGGGCGAAATATTCTTGCCCTTATCCGCTTGCGCCGCTGCGGTTAGGATACGGGAACGGGCTAAGTTTAGATTTAAGCCATTAGCAATCGCGCGGGCAGCATCAAACTTAACACCTAGACGCTTGGCTGTCTTTTCAAGACGCATGAGACCAGCACAGCGGGCACGCTCACTCAAGCGGGTTGAACGGGCTTTGCGCGATTTTGGCTCGTCCTCATCTTCCGCTTCCCTGTTTTCGTCTTCGTCATCGGCTTCTTCGTCTGGGGCGTCATCTTCGAGGTCGCGCTCTTCTTCGTTGTCTTGAGCAGAGGTTTCTTCTTCCTCATCGTCAAGCTCGTCTTCTGGACGTTCGTCTTCGAGTTCATCTTCTGGTTTGTCTTCGAGGCGGTAGCGTCTGGCCATGAGCCTATCCCTTTCATTGATTTGTTAACTGTTTTAATGAGTGCCTGAAGAGCCTCATCAAAAGTCCCCACCCTATCAGCAAGGCCGCGCTTAAGAGCCTCCTCACCGATAAAGGTATCTGCTTTTGTATCACGAACCGCTTTTGCCGACATTGGACGATAGTCCGAAACAAGAGAAACGAACATCTCATAAAGCGTGTCACTATCGGCTTGAATTTTGTTGAACGCTTCGTCAGCCAGGGGTTCATGCGGGTTGCCATGGGTTTTATGCTCACCGCAATAAATGAACGTCCATTTTACCCCCTGCTTCTCATCATATTTTGACTGGTCAATATGCGCGCAAACCACGCCGATTGAGCCAACATCCCCCGTTCGTGCTACCCAGATTTGATCTGCCGCGCACGCTATCGCATAAGCCGCTGATGCTGCTTCCTCATTGGCATGTGCCCAGATAGGCTTGTTATGCTTGAGCGACAAGCGCCGCATTTCCTCAACCAAATCAAACACACCGCCCGCCTCACCACCGCTCGAGTCAATATCAAGCAGCACCGCCTTAACGTCTGGATCAGCCATGGCCTCACGGAAAGAGGCAAGCAACCCCTCATAGGAAGTGAGGCCGGAGAGGGAATTGACAAAGCTGCCCCGCCGCACCAACGTACCATGAACCGGAAGAATGCCAATGCCGGAACGCACGCGATAAGCTTCTTTAGGCATATCGCCTTGCAAGGCCTCGCCATCAGCAAAGGCTTGGAAGGGTAATTTATGGCCGTCAAATATCCGCAAGCCTACCGCGCCTAAAATAACGTCAAGCTTGGAAGCCGCTATCATGTGCGGTCGATTAAACAAACGAGAAGCTAAATGCGGAAGGTCAACACTCATGCCCCATCTTAGCAAGAGACGAGGGCGGTAACGTTGGACAATCGTCAAGCAAGCAATCGCATAGAAATAAGGAACTTTTTCGTTCGATTTCTATTGATAATCGTTCTTTTTCGTGCGATATTGAATTTATAGCAATCAAGGATTTGATGATGAAAAGAGAAGCCCTATTAAGAGAGTTGCGAAAAGAAGCCAGAAAGAGGGGCGTTACTTATCGTGAAGATCGTGATGCCGGTAAAGGCTCACATTATGGCGTGGGTTTTGGGGAGAAATATACAATTATCAAATCCGGTGAATTAAGCCCGAATTATGTCAAGCTTATCAAAAAGCAGCTTGGAATATAGGAGAGAAAAATGGAATATGTCTATTATGCCAAAATTGAAGCCGATCCAGAGGGGGGGGTCATTGTTACTTTTCCTGACGTGCCGGAGGCCATAACAGCGGGTGAGGATATGGTAGAAGCTCTTGAGAATGCCGAGCAAGCTTTGGGGCTGGCTTTGCGCAGTTATCATATGCGGGGTCTGTCCTTGCCTGTTTCAAAATATCATGAGGGGCTGCAACAGGTGAGTCTTGATGCTTGGAATACCCTAAAACTGGCTGTTGTCGAAGCCTTTAATGAAACGGGCATAACCAAGGTTGAACTGGCGCGGTTGCTTGGCAAGCAGGAAACCGAGGCGCGGCGCATTCTTGACCCGAATTATCCAACCAAATTACAAACGTTGGAACAAACTTTAAGCGTTTTAGGTAAGAAATTGGTCATCATGGTGAAAGATGCGGCATGATTGCGAATTTGATGCCTGTTCATGTGCCGCCCTCATGGCTTTCTGCCCCCTGATTGCTTTCGTACTCTTCGCCCATCCCGGGCAGGGAGGAAGTATCGGCCGCTATGTCGGTATCGAAGGTTAGGCCACGCGAGGCCGCATCATCGCGCTCATCGGCAATTTCGGCATCAATATCATCACGATCATAGCCACGCTCATTAAGCGCCATGGTGCGGGTTTTTAAGCCTGCCCTGATTTCTTCCTTCTCGGCGGCAATATCCTTGATCGGCTCAATCATCTCCAGCGGCGGGGCAAAGCTTTCACATTGCAGCCACGGGGCGGGATTATTGTCAAAATCCGGCAAATCAATGGCGCCGGATAAATGAGCCACCTCAACAAAACGCGCCCAGACGACGCGGTTTAATTGAAACGCCATCACATTTGCCCGCCATTGCTTGACATGGCGGCGAAACTGGATAATCGCCGTGCGCACATTGGAGAAATTGCCGCGCGTCACATCGCCCGTTACCACCGCATAAGGCATGTTGAGACCGGCGCAAATCTTGAGCAAATTGCGATATTGAAACGGCTCATAAGAGCCGCCAACCTCCGTCGGGGTCGAAAAGCGGATGTCTCTATCTTCGCCCAAATCAAAGATCACACCAGGGCGGATTTCCGGTACATCAGGAGGATCTGATTTTTCGCCCGTGCCAAAAAAATCTTCTGTTTGACGACCAACCATAAAACCGCTGAACATCGCCGCCGTTTTCTTACGCTCAAGCTCGGCATCATCATAAGATTCAAGCTGGAACAATTTCACCAGCGATCGGGTGATTTTGGGGCTGCCGCGCAATTGCCCCGCTTGGCGGTTCTCCTTAACATGGATGATGTTTTCTGCAGGCAGGCGCACCCGTTCACGCGGGTCAAAACCGGCCATGGCATGCGGCCTGTCATCATGAGGGTGATAACGGAAGAAATGATAGGCGACACGTTGACCGCTTGCGTTAAACTCAATCCCCATGCGGATGTAATGACCTTCAATTTCGCAGGTCGCGTCATAAGTTACATCAAGCATTTCAGACGGGTAAATTTCTAGCCTTAACGGAACAGTGCTTGCCTCATCGGGCGGGGCAATACGCAATCTGACAAAACATTCCCCCGTCATAAACACTTCACGCGCTATCGTCTCCTGTAGCCCGTAAAAATCATTCTCACCTGCATAATCCGCCTCATCAACCCATGCCCACCACAAATTGAGGAGGGCTTGCTTCTCACGCTTGAAGCCCTTGATGCGCGGATGCGGCTTGATACCATCACTGACCACCGCCGAGACCCATTCATCGACCGCTGAACCATAAATCGGCTCATTCTCATAAAGCCAACGGGAGCGGGCGGTTAAGGTTTCACCAGCAGAGGCAATGGCGCGGTTGATATGGTTCTTTGATGGTTCAATGCCGCGCAGACGGTGTGAGTGGCTGGCGGCTTCAAAATGCGGATTAGCCCCGCCAAGAACCCTAAACGCATTCGCCATACGGCGACCTATCATCTTAAAAGGACGTGCCATTTTTTCATTCCCTGTTCGCTTATGCTCACCGTCTTTTCTTGCGTTCCCTGTTCGGGCAATGCCCTCACCGCCTCTTGCATCAATAGCCTCTTGTCATAACCGGATAGATGAGGCGTGAACGCGCTCGCCCTTCTTCTTGTGCTATATCTTCATCCAATGCCGCCAAAGCTTTCTTTACTTCCTCAACCGAACGGTTATAAAGCTGCTTATCACCATGCCTAACCGATTGCGCCCCCGAATAAAGCGAGGCGACAAGCGCAGCTCTGTGTTGCTTTAACTCATCAAGGTAGGGGGTACTCATTTTTACTTATCCCTGTTCGCAGGTCGAACCCGCTCACCGCCTCTTGGCTCATGCTCTTTTATCCATCTTGAGGCAATAATAAGCTTAATTATCGGCGGCGGCGTTGGACAATCGTCAAGGGAGAAAAGGCTGCTTTTTTAATGCAGATAAATTGAAAATCATGCTTGACAATTCGTATTCAATTGGATACAAACAACCTATGATACAACTTAAAAGAACAGATGAGTTTGAAGCTTGGCTTAAATCCCTGCGGGATATGCGGGCGCGAGATCGTATTGTTGCGCGTATTACCGCTGTCAGTCAGGGCAGCTTTGGTGATTGCAAGCCTGTAGGCAGTGGCGTGTTTGAGATGCGTGTTCATTATGGCGCGGGCTACCGGCTCTATTATACAAGGCGCGGAGAGGTTACCTATCTTCTTTTACTTGGTGGCAATAAAAAGACTCAACAAAACGATATTGTTAAAGCAATCAAGCTGGCTGAAATTACACAAAGGGAAAAACTATGACTAATATTAGAGATTTTGACATCGCTGATTATCTTGACAGTGAAGAAAGAATTGCGGGGTATTTATCCGCCATCTTGGAGGAAGAAGATCCACAACTATTTATTACTGCACTCTCCCACGTTGCCAAAGCGCGAGGCATGACCCAAATAGCCAAGGATAGCGGTTTGGGACGTGAAAGCCTCTATAAAGCCTTGAGAGAAGGCTCTAAACTCCGCTATGAAACGGTACAGAAAATCCTTTCCGCTCTTGGAGTTCAACTTACCATTACGCCTAAGACCGCCTGATTATATTTCATTTCCGCATGAGGGGGCTGGTGGACATGCGCGGCGGTTTCTTTTTGGGCGGGACAGGCTTGCCCCTGATGACTGGCGGCGGCAGGGGGTGATTATCGGCTTGCTTGGTTTGATGGTTCGTTGGGATTGTCTGTGTCGGTGGCGGCGGCATTGACATCAATGCCAAGGGCTTTCAACTGTTCATCATGACGTTTAGCAAGCGCGTCTAAATTTGCTCGGGTTAGCAATCCTTGCAAAGCCGCATAAGCATAGACACGACAGTCAAACGCCTCATTGCGGTCTTTCTCGCCCTTCTCCCATGAGACAACCTTAAAGCCTTTGGAGAAGCGTGTTATTTTGCGTTCCGCCGTCAATTGCTCAAAATATTCACGATCACGGTGAATGTGAAAATGCGTTGCGCCATCCCCCCTTGCATCCGCCCCTACCTTCTTGAAACGCAAGGTTATCGTCTCCTTGGCACTATCAACACCAATGGCAAACAGATTGATCTTGCCCTTGTTGTTCTTGCTCGGGCGGCGCGGCCAGACCGGACGTGCGCCGCTGTAGCCCTTAATACCCCATATCCGCCGCCCCTCCCTTGGGCGGACATAACTGTAAACTGATTGCGTGTTTGAACCGCCGGTATCAATGCAGGTCGCCATAATAGGCATACCATCCTCAAAAGCCGGATGCGGCCAGCGTTGTTTTAGATATTCGTCCAGTGCCTCCCAAACCTCGCCTGATGACGGATCGCCCAAGAGTATCTGATAATCAATATTCCAGCTTTCCTCACCACGCCCCCAGCCGACAAGCTCTAACTCCAATCGATCGGGCTGAACATCAACGCCGCAGGTAAGCAAAATAACTTGCGGCGGCACAATCGGATAATCCTCACGCGCATTATAAAGGCTATCTGTATCCATCACTTCACCGCTTCTATCCTCCCAAGCTTCGCCCAGAACCGTATTGATGAAGGGCTGTAATTTGGCAGGGTCATCTTTCGCCTCCAGAAAATCGCGGGCACATTCTGCCCATGTGTACCAAGGAGAATAAAGGGCGGAGATATGATAAGAGCGTAAATTAGGGCGGCTTGACTGGGCTGTTGCCTTCCAGTGAGCGCCATTCTCTTCAGCCAATAAAGCAGGCTTGGTATGCTCCTCATGAAGTGTGCCACATTCCTTACAGACGAAACAAGCCTTGTCCGGCTCACCCTCCGGCCATTTGATTTGTGACCAAAGGATCGGTTGTGTCATGGTTGAGTAATACCGGACAGTTTTAGAAGAAGCTTTAACGGAGATTTACCATGACGAAGAACCCCTCATTGCGCCATCGGCCCTACTACAGT